CTTGGAGCTAATACATACGGACCAAAACCGACCCAAAGCGGAGGGTTGGGGCGATTTATCGCTTGAGCTACACCCCCGATCAGTGAAATGGCCCTCATTACTGATCGTCCCGCAGCGTCGCAGACCAACACTTTGTGTCGGCTCTGTCATGCTCAGTACCTGGAAGCACTCTCGGAGCGCAACTTTGTTGCGGAGAAAAGGTACGGGAACACAAGAAGCTATGTTGTGACGGAGATTGAGGTAGACCTTTGCCTGGGCTGTTGTCCACCGTTCTGGGATCAGATCGGTGAGACCATAATGGCAATGTGTGGCGCCGACACCGCTCACCGATACAGGATTGCATGGACAAATGAACAGTATGCGGAACTGGTCACCTGCGCTCCTGTTGCGGCCGTCGCTTCTGCACCCGATAAGGTGCAGAATGCTAATCTCCAACTCACGAACATGCGCGACAACATGATCAAGTCGAAAGACGGAACGGTAGTGGACCCAACTTACAAGTTTGGTGTACACATAGTGTGGCCGTACGTCGCAGCCCTACTGACATCAGGTCAGGCGAACAGAACTTCATCCCTTGTTTGTTGTGCTTCCAGAGCATTGACAAATCAAGGTTCGAGACGCTGCAGACTCCGAAGGACCCAGCACATCAAGCTATTACCAGTAGAAGATGGTGCGGGCGAGCCAGACGTGAAGGAAATCAAAGCTTTGGGTCTCACACTGACCAAAGAGAAGCTTCGCGAGGTAATTGTGGCGTTGAATCCCAAAGATGGACCCGATGAGCTCAAAACCAAGGTGGAAAGGTTTTGGAATGGCGAGGAGCCGGAGCCGATGAGACCCGGAGACCGACCAGTGGAAAAGTGCCTTGGACACACGTACATTTATGACGCAGGCGCCGGAGACCACAAGACTATGACCGAGGATGACATCCTTGCTGTCAAGTACGGTCCGACCACGGCCGACAAGGCTTTCTTTGCCAATACTCCAACGAACATTCATGAGGCTGTCGAAGAACGTATTAACAAGAAGATGACGAGCCTAGACATGACCACCGAGGAGCGTGACCAGCTCCGAGCCATCACAAAGCAGTTCATAGAGGAGATGAAGGGAGTGGACAACAAAGAAGCTGGGACTTTTCTTGGGGGCCGAGAGGCCAACATGATTAAGAACATTGCCACCAGCATTCTCTTTGAGGATATTGCCCCAAAGAAATGGTCTCCAGCGAGAACAGAGCAAGCACTACAGAATCTCATGATGAAGTACAATCCAATGTACAAATTCAAGTGCTCTGTTAAGCTGGAACCTATGCCTCCAGGCAAGCCACCAAGGATGATCATAGCCGATCAAGACGCAGGAGCAGTGATGAGTGCTCTGATAATAGGAGTGCTCGAGAGATACATATGTAAGCGTCGCGGCAAGCAGACTATCAAGGGCAAGGCTAAAGCAGCGCGTATGATGGAAATCTGTGAGGAGACACAGAAACCAGTCGGAGGCGCTCACAAACACCCTGCCTTTCTGCTTGAGAATGACGGCTCTGCGTGGGACACATGTTGCAAGGATGTCTTGCGTGAGCTCACAGAGAATATGATCATGGACTACATGTTTGACCAGCTGGCTTTCATTATCACACCATATAGCCACTTTAATGCGCCAAGAAAGGCAGCAAATGAGGCTAAGAAGCTGACGCTTCAGATGGGAGCCAACAAGCTGAGAGTTGAACTATGGTCCAAGCTTCCTGACAAGTGGTTTGACCAATCGGAGGTGTTTCTGTCGATCTTCAAGAAGAACGTGAAGATCCAAATTGAGGCAATTAGAAGGAGTGGTGACAAAGGCACCAGTATTCTGAACTGGATCGTGAACATGATCTGCTGGTTCTGGGTGCTTTGTGGCAATAGAGGTTCAGAGTTCTTCCGAGAGAACGCAAAAGTGCTGATCGACATCTTCGGTGAGAAGCGCCATTTTCACATCTGGTGCGAAGGTGACGACAGCCTCCTCTGGCTTACCAACTTTGCGTACACATTCGTTCAGGGCGACGAACTTGAAAGGCGGTGGAAGCAGCTTGGCCACCGACCAAAGCTATTCCTAAGAAAGGATGGTGATGAAGCTGAGTTTTGCGGATGGAAAATGGTGGTAGACAAATATGGACTTGTTCCACGTTCCGCAATGCCAGACGTACCCAGGTTGCTGCAGAATTGCTTCTATACTACAGCAAAAGAAGCGATCGAAGCGGCCAAGTCTGGAGATGAGCTCCGTTTCGCCAGATTGGTGGCACCAGCAGTGGTTGCCAGGGCCTCATCCATAGCAGATAGAGCACCATCCATTGCATCCTGGCTGCTTAGATATGTAGCCGAGTTAGGAGATGGCAAGTTGCGCGCGGAATGCTTCACGGCTGATGACATTTATCGAATGGGCAGAGATGATTTGATGCAGGACCTTCTTCCAGAGAGATGGAAAGGCGACGACCAGGAGAAATTCCTGGACTCTGTTCGTAAGTATGGCGACTTCATCGATAATGTCCAAGAGGCTATTTCAAACTCCATCGCGTCTGGAGGATTAGCCAGAGAAGCCGAGCTCGCCGTAGAGCACAAATGGGTTCAGACGGAAAGGGAATGGACGGAGCTTGTTACCAAGCTTGGCTTCGTCATCCCTGGAGTGAAGGAGTCTTTGTTCCGTGAGATCTTTCCACGGTGGCGGGACTCAGCAGGTGCCCCTCAGGGCATCTGCAAATAACTGAACCTAGGTGTGGG